ATAAATGTCCGTAATCTAGCTGCAACATAGCATAGATATTTCCCTTGAAAGCTAAATGAAATCCCTCCTGTTGTTTGCGTTATTGTTTCTGTAGTTTCATCTACTAAAGTTAGACCGTGCTTTGTACAGAAATAAGAGGCTATCTGTTTAAGGGTTTGAGCCTCGAAAGCTTTATTGTTTCGGGTTCGTAAACTTTTGGTTATAAATGATGAACTGGCCTTTATGCTTATCTGGATTGGAGGTCCTGACAAAGTAAGTTCATCAATCTGAAACAGGCCAGCCGAAACCATTTTATCAGTGTAACCTATAAACAATTCTAAAGTGTCACCTTCAGCCGGATACCGGTCATTTGACCATAATCCTTCACCGTTATCCAGCACAATATCAATATCATCACTTGCGCCCTCTTCGTGATCCGTATAGGAAACAGAGCTAAGAAACTCTTTGAGGTCTGTTGTTACGTCCTTTGAATTCCATAAGATTCTGGAATATGGTGTTTTGGCTATTTCTTCCATTTTTGCCCGTTTTAAATTGTTCCTAAATGATACAAAATATTTGTGAATAATGACACTTTAAATTCAACCTATTTCAGTTTATCAACTTTTAAAACGTGTTTTATTTTCGGACATGCGTACTTACGGACATTGTACGAAAAATGCGGACATGTACGCATGTACGAAATATGTTGAAAGTATTGATATTGTTAGTATAGAGAATACACTAAGCTCATTAGTAACAAAATGCGTACAGGTTTGAAACTTTGCATCTAGCGTTAAAATGCGACTGTAGCCTGCTGCTTCATTATTCCCGTCGGAGAACCTAAGCCCCCCGGCAAAGGCTTTTTATTGCTTTGGTTTAATAGTGGCATGTAGGGGCTGTAATGCAGCCATGTTCAATAATAGTAATAGAGCAGTCCAACAACTAAGCTGTTAAACTTTGGGTGAACATCAGCAATTCCAAACAGAAACATAGTAGCGTTCTTTCTGTCATAAACTTCTAATTGTCCGTTACCGATTAAAGACTTTGCAACTGCTCTCCAGCTGAGTTTTGATAATTCTGCAGTGCAAAAATCCATCATGTGAGACTGTTTGAATTTCTCAAATGTATCAGGTGTTTCAATTGAATAAAATATGTTCATGTTAAGGGTTTGTATGGTTTCTTTCTGATAGTGGCGTGTAGAGGGTTTAAATTTCAATTCTGGGTAATTTCCTTTAATAGTTGCAAACGGTGAAGGTGTGGTTTAAATAAAGGGTTCCCATTGTACTTTTTCACTGTTGTTAAGTGTGAATCAATGAATTTAGGTAAATCAATTATTGTTACGCCTGGTGAAAGTTTAACGGGTGCTTCTCTTAACTGGGTATTAGTAAAAAAGTTTTCAAGCAATTCAATTTCATTAATCCAGTTATCCGGATTGAAAGAAGGTGTTATTTGCTCAAAAAATGATTGTTTTACGCTTTCATTCTTTTCACTGTTTATTATTGGTTCGTGTTCTTTTCCCGGTATTGGTTCGGGTTGTTCAATTGCTTCGCTGTGGCTGCATTGGCTGGCCTGTGGCGTGATTGGTTCAGGTTCCCGCCTGAATAGCTTATAATCAAACCTTGTAATGAAGTCGACCAAATCGAGCCCGTTCATTCTTTCGGCTTCAGTGGCGTTCTTTTCCAGTAAATCAGAAACAATAAACCGGGTGCCTGGTAACTTCGCTTTGAGTTCCTGGGCTTTATTGTTCCATTCAGTAAAAGCGTTCAAATCAGGAAACAAAACAACTTTGCGCCCTTTTAATGCTTTGCACTTTTCAATTGATAAACTGCTTTTGTTATAAACAGAGATCCACAGTAGAGCGTTTGGGGTTTCCGGTAAACCATAATACAAAGCTCCTATTATTGCTGTTTTCGGTGCTTCAACCAGTGCAACCGGGTTACATGGGTATTTATTCAAAAGGTGTTCACCAAACAAACAGGAAACAAACTTTTCATTCTTATTATAATCCTGAAGCCAACCGGGCAAAGCTTCGCCTTTGTTGGTGTAATATCTGGTAATAATGGCATGTACAAAGTCAGTCCCGTTCTTTATTGTGTGGTTCGTTTCATTAAATTCTTTCGCCTGAATTGTGCGAATGTTACCGGCCTTGTCAATAAATGGAAACGTGACGGCCCCGGATCGTTCGCCCTTGCTTATTGTTCCAATCCTATAAAGTGAAATTACCTTTTCAACTTCTTCAATCGGTGCCAACTTCAAAAGGTTCTGAACGAATGTATTATTATCATAATCTTTAAGAGTTGCATTTAATATACCTTCAGGAATGAAATAAACGGGCTGTTGCTGTGGTTTGGGTTGTGGCTTGTATTGGTATTGCTTCGCTTCTTTGGTTCCGTACCCATCAGCATACGGGGTTAAATGGTAGGTGCAATTACTTTCCCTGTCACATCTGCCATATTTCTCCGGCAAATATCCGTTTGTTTCAGTATCGATGTAACGAACAAACCGCCTTTTACCACAAGCCGGGCAAAGGTGCTTTTTTGTGCCTTTTTCTAATACATATCTGAATTCTTTCATTTCATGCCTTTTATGTATCAATTTGTAACAGGTGTAACAGGTGTAACAGGGTGTTACAGGTGTTACAAACCGTTACAGTCTTTTAATACTCTGCTTACTTTCATGTGTGAAATCCCTAGTTCTGAGCCTATTTCCCTGAGGCTTTTACCTTGTTGTTTCATTTCGATAATCCTTTCTTTCTCTGTAGATCTGTCTTTATCTGTAATTTGTTTTAAGTGGTCCCGCTCTGTTCCGAAACTCACAAACTCAAATTGTAAGAAATTAAAAGGCTTATCGATTTGACAAATACAAACGCTTTCTGAATCATAGATTATCTCAGTATTACGAGCTTTTATTTGCTTCAGGTAACGAATGCTTTTATCTGTACTGCTTTCACCAATTGAAAAAGAACTATCACAAAAGTTAATCAGCATTTTACTGCCTTGCAAATCGTTTCGGGTAATAGGTTTGGAGAGGTCTCTTTTTGGGGTGTGTGCTAGTGCTAAAATTGAAAGGTTAAATTTGCTCTTTAAGGCTTTCAAATGTTTCATTAGTGGCAAAGCATCTTTTGCCGTTTCTGTTGCACTTTTTAAGTAAGTAAGATTATCAATAATCAAAACATTCGCCCCGGTTTCAATTATTGTTTGTTCCAAAGATTGGTTGAGATATGTTTCAAAACTTTCATAACCTTCAGGAATTGGGGCATCTGAGTTTATTTCAGCCCTATAGAAGTAGTCGTTAAATTCATAATGATCTGCGTATTGTTTTGAGTATCTTATTTCAAATTGTTTATCTGAAAGTTCAAAGTCAAAATAAACAATTCGCTGTTTTATAGCTTCAAGTTTAAAGCCCGGTATTTGTTCGCCCCGGCTTATACTGTTGGAAATCTGAACGCCTAAAATACTTTTCCCTAGATTAGTATCAGCAAACAAAATACAAAGTTCACCTTCAAACCAGAATTCACCGAATAACATTTTAGGTATTGGCCGGGTTTTAGCCTGTTCAATCCATCGGCTTGCAGTCTTTACAGTAAATAGCCCTTTATTTTCAAATAATTCCTGTTCATTGAAAGGGTTTATTTCCTGAAAGGTTTCAGGTATTTTAAGTGCTTCAAAATGTGGGTTTAATTTTGTACCTTTGCTTGTCGCTTGCAAAGTATTGAGGTCGGGACCTTTAAGGGTTTCGGCCTCGCTTCGTTCAACGCTATTCATGTTTCAATAGCTTTTGAATGTCCGACAATCGATATCTTACTTTGCCGCCTATTTTGATCTTTGTTAAATAGCCCAATTTATCCCATCGATAAAGCGTTGATAAATCAATACCTAGCATTTCACTTGTTTCTTTTGGAGATACTAAACGATCGGGGCTGGATTTGGGAACACTTGAAAGTTCCTGTTTCATCACGTCCGAAATAAGACATTTCAGGTCTGTGATCGATAAATTAATAAGTTGTACCTGGCTCATTTTTATATGATTAGATTGAGCCACAAATTAAAGCGGGGAAATTCGGTTATTTTCCCCGAAATTTCCCCGAAATATAAACTATAACGCTGATTATAAACTACTTAAAAACAAAGTAAAAATAATTTTCCCCGAAATTTCCCCTATTTGCTCATTTTCCTATGAGTCTGATCGTAATCCATATCATTACATGATTTAGATATCACAAAAGCTAAGTGAACTCTGTCAGCTATTTTTAGTCTAATTAATTTCATTAAAGCTTTATACAGATCGGTCTTCGTTCCATTGCGCTGGAGTATAGGATAGTATTCTTTTTCAACTTTAGTGATAATGTTTTCTACTAAACTGTTGAACCGGTCTTCATCAGAATTTATAAAAAATCTTTGCAATATTTCTCTGACCTGATTTTTTACAAGCTCTTCTGATTCTATTTCAGCATTTCCAGCAACTACCGCAATATCTGTTTTTTGTTCTGTTAATCTCAATTGCTCTTTTAGGTATAAATAATATTTTGCATCAACCATTCCAGATACTTCTTCCTCAATTGATATTTTAGAAAGAGTTTCAAAGTAACCTGGAGGAGTTCCGGTTTCGTTATACATTGACAAAACTTGTTCTTTAATTTCGGGCATGTGTTTATAACCGTTATTTGTAATTTCAAACAACATGCTTATTGCTGTATTCCAGCCAGACTTATAAAGTGGATAAAGGTTAATTCCGTCAAGACTTCGCACAACCTTGCAGGGTTCTATGTTATTATAGTGGGCTTCCAAACCTTCAAGCTCACTTTCTATCAGTGCTTTTAATTGCGTTACGGTCGCAGCCTTTTCTTTTCTTTCATTAAAGAAGTTTATATAGGGTTTACAATCATTATTTACTTCGTTTTCACAATCGAGGAAAACAAATTGTTCCGGGTTCGGGAATGCTTCTTTCCAATCAATCATATTTTTTTGCGTATATTAATCCAATAGATCAACTAATTCCCTTTTCTGTTTTTCATCTATCTGCCTGTACCTGGCAAATGCTTTACTGCCTTCTTTGTGTCCCGATAATACACTTACCTGGTTAGGGTCCCGAACCTTATTGTAAAGATTTGCAATAAAGGAGCGTCTGCACAAATGCGAAGAGGCAATTTCATTTAATGGTCGCTTTTCTTCTTTGCGTGTGGTTTGATTCAATACAGTTACCATTCGCGTTAATCCTGCCAGCGTGAAAATATCTTTAATTGCAATATTGTATTTCTGTTCAAGGATTAATGGTAATAACTTCTTTCCCGGCAAATCAGCATATGATGATAGTATTTCACTTGCTTTTTTATTCAGTGGCACACGAACAGTAACAGGCCGGTCATCCTTAGTTTTTCGGGCTATATATTCAATGGCTCCGTTAATTACATTATCTTTTGTAAAGCTATATAAATCCGATACACGACAACCAATCATGCACTGAAATACAAATACATTCCGTTGATCTGCTAACAGTGGATTAGCTGACAAATTAAAAGCGTACAGGTCGTTTATTTCTTTCAGCGTTAAATAATACGGAGTTCCATAAATGGCCGGGGTTTCTATATAGCCTCTAAATGGATTCTTTGTAATTAGTTCCTCTTCAATGCACCAATTAATAAACGTTCGTAATTTTGTCATATTGACATTAATAGTATTTAGCCCTCTTTGTTTGGGTGCTCTTTTCTCTTCAATGGTTTCGTAAATCTTAGGATATTTTTTATACAGTTCATGCTCTGTTAACATAAACTTTTCAAAGTCCCGGATCGTTTCAGTATTGATAGTATCAAAACTCAGTTTGTAAGCAGTATCAAACAACTGTTTATACAGTTCAAACCGTTGTAATGATCTAAACACAACCATATAATTATTCTTTCGTACCTGTGATATTTTCCAGATACTTAAAAAGTGAGTGAATGATTCAAAAAACGATAATTCTTTTACCACTGTTTTGGTAATATACTTTTCAGGAAATAGCCAGTTATCTATTGTGGCTTGTAGCCATTCGCCCTGAATCGTTTTTTTATTGGCATTGGTAAAGTTATCAATAATATAATTACTTAGTTCTGATAGTCTCTTTTGCAGTTTAACAAGGTCTTTCTGTTCCTGGGTTTCAATGCGTGGTATTGTAATATTACCATTGATAAATCTTTTAGGATTAACAGTTAATCCGGTCTTTCCTCTGAAGATTAAACCGCGCCCACCAATGAAGCGAATATATATTTCTGCTTTGCCGGTGATCTTATCTACCTTTGTAGATAATGAATAATTGATCTTTGCCATAGTGAAGGGTATTTAATACCGTTGACAATTTTTATACAAATATACATTAATTGTCAACATAAATGAATATAATTGAAACATTATACATATATTTGCAATAAATAATTCACTAGATAACTATTGCAAACGCTTTACCACATTGATTAAACCTACTATTTTACTGATAAATGTAAAAATGCAACATTGCATAATTCGTGTCCGGCTTCGGGTACTGGACCAAATCCCCGCTCTTTAGTGGGGATTTTCTTTTAGTACCAATTCTCTTTGCTCCACAACGTATGTTTCTGA